ATTTCGATAACTTCAATTACTAAGTTATTAACTATTTGTGCGTAATATGCCATTAGAAAGTAATCGTTCCTGAACCAGTAAATATATAAATATTGTTACCACCGCTGTTTGTAACGGTTGGTGAACCTGTCGTGTTTGCAGCTAATGAAAACGAATCAGGATACCTAATAATTACAATGCCTGAACCACCTGCACCACCTGCAAAACCACCTAATGAACTACTATTTGCCCCACCGCCGCCGCCGCCTGTATTTACTGTGCCTGCGCCGCCGTTTGTACCGCCTACCCCAGCCGCACCGCCGCCGCCTGCGCCGCCTGCGCCTGCTGTGCCTGGTTGGTCTGTGTCAAGACCGCCGCCGCCGCCGCCTGCGTAAGTGACCGAAGCACCTGAGTACGAATTACTTGTGCCTGCGCCGCCGTTACCGCCGCCGCCTGAAGTTGCGTTAGCACCTACAGCCGAAGCACCGCCGCCGCCGCCGCCCGGATATGGTGGGGATGTAAAACCGTTACCGCCGCTGTTACCTTGACTTGGCAAAGTACTAGGCGTGTTACCTGCACCGCCTGACCTACTACCATTTGCGCCACCACCTGAACCGCCTGCACCGCCTGCGCTACTAGTGCTTGCACCAAATCCACCACCAGCTGCGGTAATTGTTGAAAATACTGAATTGTTACCTACTGTGCCTGGGTTATTTCCACTAGCACCACCAGCACCGCCTGCGCCAATAGTTACAGTTAGTGCTACGCCAGGCGTTACCGGAAAACTTGTATCAGTACGAAAACCGCCAGCACCACCACCACCACCAGCAAAATTACTTACGCCCGAACCAGCACCACCACCACCGCCAGCAACAACTAAATAATCAACTGTTGCGGGTGCAGATAAACCACCAAACGACAAAATTTGCATAACTTACGCGCTTAAATTGCCCAACACTACCCAAACGTTAGTGCTTATTTTGCAGCACGTAGCTACCGCATATTGTGCGCTTGTTTTTAACTTACTGCCAGCGCTTTGTAACGTGACGCCCGCACCGGCTGTAATAGTTACAGTACCCGCGCCTAGTTGCATAACGTTTATTTGTGTACCGATACCGTACGCAACGCTGCTATTAGGTGGAATAGTTAGCGCAATACTTGCCGCGTTATCACACGTAATGAGTTTGCCGTCATCTGCTAAAACTGTTGTATATGTTGTGCCGGTTTGTGCGTTAATTGCGATCATGGCCGTAGCTACTGCGTCTAATTGCGTAGCCTCTAAAACTTGCCCAGCGGTGAAATCTTGTCTAGTTGCCATAAGTCCCCTTAGATTATCCTAAAACGTTATCCGCGTCTATGATGCCATAAATAGCATCGTCTAAAATCAGTTCGTAAACAATAGTTGTAGGGCTGGTAAACAGCATTATTTTATGCCCTGTGCGAATTTCTAGGCTATGTTCGATACCTTCTATGGCTAGTTCTTGTGCCAGTTCTGTAGTGCCCGTACCGCTGGTAAAAGTTTTTTCTACGGTAATTGTTTGCCCAATATCTAGCGCCGCTAACGCTTCGCGCTGCGGGTTAGTCAACATGTTAAACGCCGTACCTACAGACGTGTAGCGCGCTTGCGGTTCGCCGTCTAAAAGGTATGTGGCCAGTGTTGCCGCTGCCGTGTCATTGTGTAAAAGGCTATTAGTAATGCTTGTAGTTTGTATAAAGTACTGTGCCTGGCTGGCTGCGTCGTCTGCTACTTGCGGGTTATTGCTACCTAAAATTTGTACTACCGCGCGGTTGACCACTTGGTCAGCTTCAAAGGATATGCCTAGTTCGTTATACGGTAGATTTGTGCCGTCATCGTGGAAGTCTGCCACTGAACCGCTAAGCGTATTGCCTATGCGCGGCTGAAAATTTAACTGGCCGTCATTTGACATAAATAGGCGGCCTTGTTCGGCTTCGTTTATTTGTACGCAATAAGCCAGCGCGTTAGTGCCTTGATCTATTGTGAAGGCTGCCGCCCCGCCTAACGTTTGTGTACCGGTAGAAATGTTGCGCGCCAATGCCGGAAACGCTACTTCGGGTAAATCTAATATGGCTTCTAAACGTTCGCTAGTTAGCTGTTCGGATACGTTAAATTCGTCTAAAACGGTTTGGCTTAATAAATATAAATCGTCTGCACAAAATACGGTTACTACGTCGATACCGCCTAAAACAAAATCGTAGTTATAATTTATGACATAGCCACGAAAAATGAACTGTGGCACGTTAAGGCTGTCGTATCTGACTAGTTGTACTTCTCGCATAGGCGCTAGCCCTGGTTGTTGTGTCGTGCTATCCCAGTACGGGCTTTGTTCGTCAAATGGGTTAAAAATTCCGCTGGTATCGCTTAACGTAAAATACATTGTGCCCGCGCCGAACTGGTCACCTATATCTTGCCTACCGCGTTTAACGCGCACACTCACGCAACCGTCTAAAATTGCTGCAAAGTTAGTAGTACCGTCTAAAACGTATTGCGTATTATCAAGTACGCCCGCTACTGGGTCATCTAAAAGAAATGCGTCTTGTATAAATCCTGTATCTACAAATAATTCGTAGTTGCCCGAACCGGCTACAGCTACCCCAGCCATTAAGCTATTTCAAGTTGTAGCGGGCCTGAAACACGGTTATAAGCAATAAGCGCATTATTGACCGCTTCGCCTATTTCCGCTTTGGTGGCTAGCTGGCTGTTTACGTTTATTGTTACCCCGCCTGGGCCGCCAAATTGTGGCAAGCCTTTATCTGTAGGTGCGCCGATAGGTGGCATCTGTGGCGTGTCGATCACTGGCATAACGCTTTTAATCGGGTCTATAGCTTCGTTAAAGCCTGCGCTAATGCCTTTAACGTCTGCCAGGGTTAAACCTGTGCCTTCTAGTTTTGATTGTGCCACCGCCATAGCGGCCTCTACGCCGGCTAAATACTGTTGCGCGTTAGATACGCCCGCCGCGTAAAACTTGCTGGCCGATAGATCGCCAATAGTTTTAGCTATCGCGTTTGTTTGTGCTACTAAATCGTTTGCCTTTAATACGTTGGCGCTTGATTGCAATAGTTCTTTAGCTATTGACGCGCCGCTTTCTACGCCTGCGTCGATAACTTGCTGTAATGCTTCACGCGATAGGCCAGCGGCTAACAGCTGTTCTACAAGGTTTGCAAATTCTTTAGCTTTGTCTGCCTGTTTTTGTAGGGCGCTAAAAAACGTTAGCCCTGCATCTTCGCCGCCTTCCTCAAAGGCTTTACCAAAATTTAGGCTTTCGGTTATAACGTTTTGAACTGAACCGCTAAACGAATTAAAAGCGTCTTGCGCGCTTTCTAAACGGCTTTTAGCGTTATCTAACGCCGCCGCCATTTCTTTATTTAAAGCTTCTGACGCGTCTTTAACGCCTTGCGCCATTTCTTGTTTAAGTGTCTTAGCTGCCTTCTCTGCCGCTTTACCTAATTTGTCTACCTTCGAAGCTGCGCCGCCTGGGGTATCGTCTGCCTTTACGCCTAAAAGTTCTGCCATATCGGCAGCGCCTTTAGCGTCCTCTGCAAGTTTTTTAGCCGCAAAACTTGAGTACCCAGACGCCGTAGCCATATTGCCAATACCGGAAATGAAAGTATCAAAGCTGGCTTCTAATTTGTTTACGTCTATTAGTTCGTCAAATGCTTTACCTAACAGTTTTAAACCTTTTAGCGGGTTAGTTAAAGCCGTTACTGAAGCTGCCGTAACTATTGTAAATCTGTAAATAATGTTTGCCGCTTTAGCGGCGTTAACTGCAATAGTTTTAAACCCGTTTATAAGCGCCGTACCGCTGTTGCCCATCTCGTATAGGGCTTGCTGTAAACCTTTTACTAATCCTTTTTCACCTATAACTTCCGCTACCCGCTCAAAGGCTGGTACTACGTTTTCGTTTAGAAATGTAACTACTTTAAGAAATATAGGCAAAAATGCTTGGCCTAATTTTTGTTGTATATCGTCAAAGGTTGCGCCCAGTATTTTTTGTTGTGCTGCCAGGCCGTCAGACGTTCTAGCAAAATCGCCTTGCGCGTCAGCTGTCTGATTAAAAATTACTCGTTGCGCGGCTAATACTTTTTGCTGTGCCGTTAAAGCTTTACTACCGGAATATATGCCTAGTTCTGTGGCTGCCGCTTTTAGTGTTGCATCATCGAGTAGTACGCCGTATTTTCTTAGCGGTTCAGCTTCACCGCGTAGGGCTGAACCTAAAGCCGTAACTGCGTCATCTACAGACGTGTTATTAAACGAAGCTAAATCTGATGCCAACGTGACTAGATCAGTACTGAAATCGCTTAAATCTTTACCAGCAAGCCCAGCGGATTTACCAAAAATAGCAAACGTACCAGCTGCCTTTAATGCTGCCGTTTCGGATAAACCTAAAGCCGTGTTAGCGGTACGTGCAAACGCTTCTACTTCTTTTGATATCGCACCAAAAACTACTTTATTTTTACTTATAGCTTCGTTAAAATCTGACGCCGCTTGTATTGCTTTATACGCAAACGCGCCTACCGCGCCAACAGCTGCACCGATAGCGGCAGTAGCAATAAGGGTAGATTTTGTTAAACCTGCAAAACCTTTGTTAGCGTCAACGCCAAAAGCGCCTAAAGCTTTTTGTGCTTTGCTTAATCCTTTATCGTCAAAACTTGACGTAATCGGTATGTTAATTGCCATAGCGGGTTTTCAATTTCTTATTGAGTGTTTCAGATACTTTTTCTACTATTTCTTTTACAGCGAATTGAACCGTGTAACGATGCTTTTCTACGGCTGGGTCAATAGCGCGGGGCTGTAGCCCAGTTTCGACGTTTAGATTATTAACAAAGTTAGTATTTTTTGTTTTAATACCGGCATGGTCATAGATCGAACCTGCGGCGTCTAACTGTTGTGCAACCATAAGCCCATACGGCCTGGCTTTAAAAGTTACGCTGTGGCTTTCGCGCGGGTTATTTTCTGCATCGAATTTGTCTTTAAATTGAACTGTGCCGCCGCGGCTTGCGCGTCTGCCTACTTTAATTTTTATGCCAGCTTTAGCCGTCCGGTTATCCCAGTACACTTCACGGCCTTTAATAAGTTTGCCGCGCACCATACCCGATAGCGGCGGGGTAGTGCCGATAAGTTCGCGGGCTGTAGTAATAATTGGTGCGCCTGCGCCTTTAATATCTTTAGTTACTTGACGCCTATAAACCTTATCGTATTTGTTTAGTTCGGCCAAAGTTTGCTGTATGCCTTGTATTTGTAAAACGTCTTGTTTTTCAAACATAGGTTTTATTTTTCTTGTTTAATATTTCTACTACCGTATATAGATCGCTTACCCCAAATTCGATATGGCTAGGCCAGTAGTGGCACGTAACTAAAACCTCTGCCATAAGATAACTTACTGTGCCTGGTCTACTTTTAAATCGGTTGCCTGGTCTACTACTTCAATGTTTGTAAGGCTTGTGATAAACGCGTCTAACGTTGCCGGTACGGTTATCCCGTTAAGGCGGCTGGCTTCGTAGCACATATAAGCTAAATCCTCTACGCCTATACCGTTAGCAATATCTGACGCTTTGCGCCTATATTTTCTTTCCCATAAAACTATTGTCATTAAGTTAGTTTGCACTTCGTAACTGTTGCCGTCTTTAAATACGGCTTTTAGTGTTAGTTGCATTAGTTACCTTTCTCGTACGCCGTTCTACGGGCGTTGCTTGTTTTGTTTGTACTCAGCGGCCAAAGCCGCGCCATTATGAAACGGCTTTAACGAGTGTGCCACCTGTAAACGTAAGCGTGACGGTTGACAATTCGCCTAAGCTGGCGTTAATTGGCGTGTGGCTTTCAAGGTAGCAACCAGTAAGCGTATATTTTGGTGAAGTAGCTGTAGGCGTTACAAGTCCTGCCGCCGTAGGCGAAACTGAAATAGTAATATTGTTAATTCCGACAAGGCTATAAATAGTGCTTTCTGTTTCTGTGGCTTCGTAACTTTGATATAGCGTTACTTCAAAAGTGTTGTTTTGTAATGAAGTTATCGCACCGCCGCCGTACTTGCGGGCCGTGTCCCCAAAACTAGTAGTTTCTAGCTGTTCGTAAACGTAAGTTAAAACTGCGCTAGTTGCCTGATCTGTGAGGTTGACGGACGCGATAATTAAAGCCGGTGATGAGAGGTAAACCGAAGTAGCCATTTTGTATTAGTCCTTTTCTGTTTCTGTATCTTTAGTTTTAGCAGATTTCTTTAAGCCTTGTGGGGATATATGCCCGCCGTTTATAAGCGCTTCAATATTGACGTTTTCTAAATCTGTAGCCGTCACAATTGCGCCGCGCGCCCAAATCAACCTGTCTGATGTTACTAAGTAAGTTTCCATAAAATCCTTTACGCCGTTTGTGCTTGCATAGTTACCGTAATATCGTAAGCCGGATAAGCCACGCCGCCTACTAGGGCTTCTGTTGGCCTACCGTCTGTAACGCCAACATTAGCACCCAATACCTTTGAAGCCAGGTTAAGTAGGCTGCGCTGTGCGTCTAAGTTGCCTGGGCCTAAAGTTATTACCCGCACCGGAAACGACATTTTAACTATATTAAAGTTAAAAGCTTCGAAGCTGGGCGCGTCTATAAAAGCGCAAGGCGGCACAAGGTTACGCGGGTCATTGACTACTTGTAAACCGGTAACAGCGGTAAGGGTTGCCGTTAAGTTTGTTAGTGCCGTGTTAAATAGATCGGTAAAGTTTTGTGGCACTATGCCACCTGCGGACGGTCTACGCCTAACAGCTGTTTAACCATTGGCGATAAACCGAAAGTGTTACCAGTACCTAAACCATCGAAGCTGGCAAAATCGCTAATGCTTCCACGCTGTCGATACAAGGCCGCCGAATACATCACAACGCCTAACGAAACGTCATTAGAAGGCACTGTAGTAGCGCTGTCTATGTAGCCGTTTTCTTGTCTGCGTCTAAAACAAAACGCGTTACCAGCTGCCGCGCAAGTAGTTAAAAATGCTGTATCGGCTGCCGTAGCTGTACCTATGCCCAGCCAGTCCTCGATCTGTGTAGCTGTAATCCAAGTACAAGTAATAGACGTAGTTAACGTGCCAGCGCTTGCCACTATGTTTACATTGGTTGCAGTCTTAGCGTATAAAACCTGGTTACTTATAGGTAGCTGGTTATCGTAAAGAAAAAAACCTTCTAAATCTACGCCTGTAAAATAGTATTGCGGTAAAGCGCGCACTACATACGTGCCGTTAAAAGTTGCGTCTACGCCCGCTACTGTAAAACTTTGGCCAATTTCTAGCGGTTCGGCGTTTGTTTGTAAACGTATTACCGCGTAGTTATCGGTTAAATATTTTTGTTGAACCGAATAAACGGCCATAGCTGGCCTTCTTTCTAGTTAAACGAACTTAACAAATTTTGTAGCGTCAGCCATAAAGCCAGCTACGTAACCTCTAAAGGCAATCGTGCGGCCTAATGTTGCTGGTACGTCTACGCTAATTGCGCCTTTTTGCTGTTCGTAGAATTCGAAGCCTGCGGCTGGGCCTGCGGCGTGTCCCATAAACGAACCTGGGGCGTGTCGATCAACTACTAGTACAAGGCCTAGCGGGTTGCCGTTCCAACTTGTTGCAGACGAATTACCGGCAGCGTTTTGACCCATAAGGTTAGGCGCGCCAACAAACGGGAATACTGGGCGGTTTTGGTCATCTACTGAACTTGCTAAAGCTTTCCAACTTGCAGGCGTTACAAACATATGAGTAGGTAAGTAGTTGCTGTCTGTAGAAATTTGTCGTGCGCCTTCGTAAATCGCCGCTACCCAGTCAGCACCTTTGGCTGTATCTGTTACCGATGAAGTTTGTGAAATTGCAGCGTGGCAAGTATCTATCGCGTAATTATCAGTTGCTTGACCGTAGGCGATTGCTAATTGATTAAGGATTATGTCAATCGAAGCGGGATCGCTCCAGTCAAGGTCTTGTTCGGACACGGTCACATATGTGCCAAAACTTAGTTTAGAAATATCGTTATTTGACACAACGACAGTAGAAGCGTTAAGCGTGTCAAATTGTGCGGACTGTTGCTGCACTACTGGGCGTGTAGTAATTTTTGGACGGCGAAATGTTGCACCGGCTGTAGGCATCGCCCTAGTCCCGATAGCACTAACAAAAGGCCTCACCGGATTCAGTCCGTCAAACACGCTGCCGGTAATAATTTCGGGCAGGATGCCTGGGGTCGACTCAGTATTTACGTATGGTGCTACGCCTGGTGCGGCTTCTACTACGGCTTGTTTAATGTTTGCGTTTAGTTGTGCAAAATCTGAACCGCCGCGCACATAGCTTGCGATGTATTCGGACGTGCTAGGCAAACGAAGCTTTTTTGGTTGCGCGTATGTTAAAACTTGCGCGGCTTCGATAACTTGTGGGGCTTCTTGTGGCTGTGTCATATCTGTTACCTCTGTTGGTTGGTCTTGTTTACTATTTAACTCTATTTCGGGTTCTGTTTCGTGGATACTGGCCGCTACTCGTTCTATTTTTGCGTTTTCAAATGCGCCGAAAGGTAGAAGGCTTAATTCTTGCCAATCGGCTTTTGTAATAATCATTGTGCCGGCTTCGTCATAGCTAAATTCTGTTGGCATTATGCCTACTGAAACGCTATCTAGTACGCCGTCTTTAGCTAGTTCTAGGGCTTCGTCGCCGTCACGGGTTGCCGATATTGTGGCTTCAAATAGAATCGTGTCGCCTACAAGTTCGCGGCTGGTTACTAAGCCAATTGGTTTACTACTGTCGTGGTACATATACATTTTAGGTTTCTTACCTTCTAACGGTAATGACCCAGTAACAAACTTAACTTTTTGGCCGTCCGATACTGTGGCTTCTACTTCGTATTGTACGGCTACGCCTGCCATAGTTCGACGTGGCATAGTTGCGCCCGCTGGGGCTGCGTCTAAGTTTAAATCTTGTGGGATAAGCCTAAGCATTATTTACCGCCGTTTCGTTTACTGTCATATCGTTTTCTAGTGTTTCGTCTTTAATGTTTTTGTAATCACTGTTTAGATAACTTTCTATATCAAATTTTACTACCGTACCGCGCGGTAAAACATTGTTAGCGCTTAACGTTTCTTGTATGCAATCTATATACGGTTTTACGCCAAACTGGTACAAATCCCTAGAAGCTTCACTAGATGACACGTAGCTATAATTTCCGATACTTACAGAAACTAAATATGCGGGGACGTTTGCAATTCGCGCTAAGTCTTTAGCCTGGTATTCGGCGGCGTCAATTAAAAGCATTTTGTCAGGCGTAGAAGTGTTGTGTATAACTTCTACAAATTCGTTAACAGCACTAGTAGCAGACGAATAACGCGCCTCGTCATAAGCTGCCGCTAAATCGCGTAACTCTTGGGCACTCATTGGTTCACCGCTTGTTTGTCGAAGCGTTACCGCTGGCTGCAAACTTGAAGCGTTACGGTTGCGGGCTTGTTCAAGCTTCAAAGCTGTATCTACCGATACTGCACCGGTATAAATAAGGCCTTGTATTGGTGAAATAAACTGTACGCAATCTTCGTAGCGAATTGGTAAGCCTTGAAATAAAATCTGTTTAGAAGGCCCGAACCATACGCCGTTACTTTGCGCCTGGTCTTGTGTAGTGACCATAGCGGCTGGTAGACGTGTAAACGAACTGGGGTAGCCCGTACTATCGCGGTCAACTATGTACCAAAACGCCCTGCCGATAAAAAAAAGATCGTCAAATGTCCATGATAAAAGAAAGTTATTTGTGACGCCTTTGTCAATTCGTGATAGCCAGGTGCGCGGCGCTTCAGGTAATAACTCTATTTTTTCGCCGTTCCACAATTCCCGAAATTGTTCTAATTTTAGGCATCCGATTACTGACGCCATAAGATCGCGGCTACGGCTAATTGTTGGCACTTGCATAAACCGTTGGCGAAGTTGCCCGGACTGGTAAGCAAAGAAATTACCTATTTGGCTAGCACCCGCGTTATTACCGGTACGGTCAGCGGCATAACCGGCAGCGGCTTTAACTACCTTTTCGGGTTGCGGTTTAAAATTAAATATTGCCATAGCGCAAGTATGCCACAATTTCTAAATTTTTGTAATGATAGGTAGCCGCCACAATTACCCTACGAGAAAGCTAAATAACTTGGCGGCTACCCATAAAACATATTAGCCACAAAACAAAATTAAATTGCTGTTCTTTGGCTAACTATCATAGGTTTACCCATAATGGCTGGCTTTGAAACCATAGCTATAGCGAACACTAAACAGCGCGCCAATTCGATAGGCCCAGGGCTACGCAAACTTGACAAGGTAACAGCGCCTTGATTTTTGACGGCTACAGCCCGTTCTACGTGCTGAGATAAAAGCGCGCTGCCGTCATGCCTTATTTTGCCTTCTAATATTGCAGCCCTAGCGCCTACCGTCCATCGCTGTAGTTCGCGGTTGCCTACCATAGACGCGCGCCGTTCAAATTTTGTAGGTAAAGACATTTCAAAGGCGGGCGTAATAAGTAGGCGCGTAGTCTGATCTGCACACGCTGTTTCTACAGCTTGCCAGCAATCTGCCAAAGTGTCTTTAACAAATTCTACGGCTAACTGTATTTGCCCGTGGCTGTTCATAGCCGCCCTAACGCCTACATAGCGCGCTTCGTCTTGGCTTTGTTCAATAGCAAGTACGCCGCCTTTAGGCATAGGTTCAGCTGTTACTAGTTTGTCAAATACCCCAGGCTGTAGCCACCCGTTAGCGCTAGCCGTCCACAAATTAACCGAACTTCGTAAAAACGCGTTACGGTTCGGCTGTTCAGCTTCTGCCGCTATAACTTCTAATGTCAATGTTTGGCCTAAAGCTGGGTTAGCTTTAATCCATGCTTCCGGCGTCATAGGGTCAATATCTGAACTAGGCGAATAACAAGCGTAATAAAGTGAACTGTTTTTCTTTTCGTCTATTGCGCGTAAACCTTGTTCTTGCCAGCGTTGCATTTCTTTACTTGACTCGTCCCCCGCTGTAGACGTCATAAACAGCAACGGGCTTTTACGTGTACGCATAGTAGGCAGTAGTCCTACAGATACAGCGTCAGGCGATACCGCCCAAAGTTCGTCAATACAAACTAGATCAGCGGTTAAACCGTGGAACGAAGTAGGCGTAGCGGCGCGCACAAGCCAGCGCGTACCGTCCGGCATATTGGCCTCGTTACGTCCTACCGCCCAAGTAAGAATTGCGCCGAATTCTTTTTCTAATATTGGTGCAACCAAATTAAACAGTTCTAGCGCTGTATCTAAACGGTGACTAGTAGTAATAATTGTTTGTGGCTTACCTCGAAGCTTTGGCATGACCGTAGCCCAAAAACCTACAATGCTTGCCAGCAAAAAGCTTTTACCGTTTTGACGGGCAACAGATAACAAGCCTTGCCGGTGCAATAAATCGCCGTTGGCGTCATGTGCAAGTAAACCAGTAGCAACGTGATATTGCCAGGGCATTAGATCATATTCTAAAAAATCTTTTGACCAATTTTTAACCGCGTCAGCAAAATATAAACCTTCACGATTACATAAAGTTTCTAAACGTGGCTTATGTATGTCTGCATAATTATGCACTACCCGCGCTGGTTCAGCTTCGAACCCGTCCGTCTTAATCGGGCTAGTTCTAGCCAGTTCGCTAGCCAAACCGCTAGTTTGCGCCGTTTTAGATATAAAACTAGGTGCG